CAAAGCCCTCACCATCACGCGCAACACGCCGACGCTGCGGACGACCATCAGGCCAACGACACGCGCCCTGGCCATCACGCGCGCCACCCCCACGGTTGGGGTCTCCCAAGGCTATGCCTACTACAAGACGCTGACCGTCGATCACACCAAGTGCGGGAGCGCGGACTCCACCAACTTCCGCGTGCTGGTGAATATCGTAGATCCCGATCTCAGGATCATTGCCAGCGGCGGGCGCGTCAACAATGCCGGGTCGCCCGCTGAGACCGGCTCGATAGAGCAGCCGTTCGATTTCGTTTTTTCCTCAGACACGAAAGGCATCAACAGGTATGCGTTCGAGATCGAATATTGGGATCGCGGCTTCGGAGATATCGTCGCCTGGGTTCTGCTGCCCACCGTCAGCGTCACCGTAGACACCGTCTTCTACATGGCGTACAGCGATCCCGGCGTGTTCACGCAGCAGAACACCGGGTCGTTCAGCCCCGCAGCCGTGTGGAACGTTTCTCCGGGCTACAGATTCGTCGCCCACCTGTTCACCTCGCTGGACTCTTCGGCTACTCCGGCCACTGGAGTGCGGCATGGAGCGGACATCGGGGGTGAAGGGCAGATCCTGACGGGCGCGGGATTCACCGGGACCAGCTCGCATTGGATCGACTGGGGCACGCCGGTCAAGGCTCAACTCACAAACAGTTTCTCCGTCTCGCTGTGGAGCAAATGCACGGTCACGGGGGTGATGCCCCTGTTCAGGAATCAAGCTCGCAGCACGGTTTTCAAGGGCTTCGCCGTCTACCTCGATCAGGCTGGTGTGAACTCCGTAACTCTGCTGGTGGCGAATGGATCGGTCAATGATTTTGCGTCCCTGACATGGCCGATCAATCATCACGATGGCGTCTGGCGGCTGCTCTCATTCACCTACAACAGCGGCGTAGCGGAGTGCTTCATCAACGGGGTGAGCCAGGGGACGCGAACGTCCGCTACAGTGACGTTCATCGGATACGGCACGGAGCTGCTTGCTTGTGGAAGCAATGCGCCCGTGAACGCTTTCTTCACCGGAAATCTGGACGAGTTGAGGATCGCATCGGGCGTTCTGACCGCTTCACAGTTCCTGGCGGAGTACAACAACCAGACCGTCCCCGGAGATATCGGCGCTCCGGGTTTCATCACGGTCGGGCCGGAAACGCCCACAGCAGTCACGGGCGTCACCGTCGCGCCCGCTGCGGCATCTCTGATCTTGACCGCAGCCACTCCGGTGGTCAGGATGGCCACCGTCCTGACGCCTGCGACTAGGGCTCTTGCGATCACCCCGGCAACACCCACGGTTACCTCAACGGTCAGGTTGTCTCCGGCATCACAGGCTCTCGCCATCGCCCCGGCAACTCCGACGCTCAAGACCACCATCAGGTTGAGTCCCGCTGCGGCGGCATTGACGCTGACCGCAGCCACGCCCACGCTGAAATCCACGGTCAGACTCAGCCCCGCGACCAAAGCGCTGACGATTACTCCTGCGGCCCCCACGGTCAAGTCCACTGTCAGGCTGTCGCCGACATCACAAGCGCTGACCATCACCCCGGCAACGCCGACGCTGAAGACCACCACCAGGGTGAGCCCTGCGGCCAAGGCACTTGCCATTATCCCGGCAACGCCGACGCTGAAATCCATCGTTCGGCTCACGCCCGCACCGAAGGCATTGGTGCTGTCATTGGGCACGCCGACGCTGCGGACCACGATCCGCCCCGCTGCGGCGGCACTGGCGCTGACCGCAGCCACGCCCACGCTACGGCCCACGATCAAGCCCGCGACCAAGGCGCTGACGATCACCCCTGGCACGCCCGCCGTCTTTGTTTCAGCGGGGAACGTGATGCATCCGGCCCCGAAGGCACTGGTGATCACTCCAGGCACGCCAGTGCTGCGGACCATCACGGTGCTGCATCCGGCGGCGGCAGCACTCACGCTCACACCGACGGTCCCGGCCCTGCGGATGACGATCCGGCCCGCTGCTAGGGCACTCGTGCTTTCGGTAGGGACGCCGGTGCTGCGAGTCGGCACGATGCTTCGGCCCGCATCGAAGGCGCTCACCCTGACCGCAGCAACGCCCGTGCTGCGCACCACGATCCGCCCGGCTGCCACCACCCTCACCATCGCTCCCGGCTCACCGGTGCTCAAGCTCCCGGTGGTCAGCAAACCGGCCACGGCGACACTGGCGCTAACGGTCTATACTCCAACCATACGGATCGCGGCCCTGCGGACGCAGCAGCCGATGGCTACAATCGTGTGACGAAAGGACCCCTATGATGCCAACCCCTATGCCCGGCTTACCGCCAGCCAACGCGCTGCTGGCGCAATACAACTCGCTCCAGGAGGCCATCGGACTTGGTGCCATGTCGGTGCGCTTCCAGGACCGGACCATTGAGTACCAGAGCATTGATGACATGATCAAGGCGGCGAACTACCTGTACCTGAAGCTCGCCGCGACCGGCCAGCTTCCCGGCGTCAACGGCGTCAAGCGGCAGATTCGCATGTACACGGACAAGGGCCTGTGATGGCACCGGCACCCAACGTACTGCCCAGCCGGGGCAAGAGCGTGATCACCCAGCGGGCCGCGCTGATCTCGACGCTGCGCACGTGGTTTCTCTACCGCGACGAGGCCCTGTGGGCCTTCGTGGGCGGCACCGAAGCGGATCGCCCGCTCGAAGAGATCACCGTCAGCGTGGAAACGACGGAGCGCATCGCGGAGGCCAACGCGGCGGCCCGGCGGGCCTGGGCGATTGCCGAAAAGATCGCCGGGCTCAATGAGCAGAAGGCATCCAGCGTGATGCGCGAGGCCCTCAACGAGCTACTCATCGGGGAAACACCCGCCTTCCTGCTGCCCGTGACGCACATACCGGGCTCGTTTTGAGTTAGTAAGTGCGCCACTTTAACGTGTAAGTGACGTAATAAGTTCAGTTGACGGAATAACGCCAATTGGTGTTATCATCGACGCAACGCCCATGGCATCGGCGCGCACACTCGATAAACTACATCATGCGCCGGTCTCCGCTCTGACGCCGGGCGTGCTCCAGCGTCAGGCGTCAGGGGGCGCTTATCCACCGCAGTACACGGGCTACACCGGCACCGGCTCGCCCTATGAGTCGAGCGCCAACGGTCGCCGCCTCGCCAACTGGCAGCCAACGCGGCTGGGCCCCACGACGTCGCTGTGGAGTACGCGCGACCTCATGTTGGCGCGCTGTCACGACGAGGTCCGCAACAATCCGCTGGCCACGAGCGCCGTCGATAACTTCGAGAGCCAGATCGTCGGCAACGGCATCAAGCCGAAGTGGAACCTGACCGATCAGACCTTGAAAGAAAAGATCGAGGCGGAGTTCAAGCTGTCGATGCTTTCGAAGAACGTCGATTACTCCGGCCTGTGCGACTACTACGGCATGCAGGCGCTGGCGGCGCGCGAGATTTTCGAGGGTGGTGAGGTCTTCGTACGCCGCCACATCCGCCCCATGGGCTGGAGCGCCAACCCCAACACCAAGCAGCCGCTGCGCGTGCCCCTGCAACTCCAGTTGATCGAGGCGGAGCAGTGCCCGATCTGGCTCAACATCACGGCCACGCCTGGGGCCACGACTGCCAAACCGGGAAGTGTGATCCGCACCGGCAAGGAGTTCGACAAGGACGGGCGGCTGGCGGCCTTCCACATGTTCGCCGAACATCCCGGCGAGACCATGTTCTTCACCAGCACGGCATTGCAGTTCGTGCGCGTCACCAGCGACCACATGCTGCATTGTTACAAACCGTTCCGCGCCGGGTTACTGCGCGGGCAGCCCCATCTGTCGGGCGTCCTGGTGCTGTTACATGAGCTGGCCAAGTATACCGACGCGACCGTGGTGGCCAAACAGATCCAGGCCATGTTTGCCGGGTTTGTTACGAAGGTCGTGCCGGAGACGGATGTGATCCCGACCGATCTGGCGAGCGGGAGTCCGACGCCTTACCTGCCGCCGGGCATACGCACCGGAGAGCTGGAGCCGGGCTCGATCAACGAGCTGTACCCAGGTGAGGATATTCGCTTCCCCACGCTGCCCCAGAACAACGACCTGCAAACGTTCATGACGGTCATGCTGCATCAGTTCGCCGTGGGCATCGGCGCGACCTACGAACAGATCACCGGCGACCTGCGCGGCGTCAACCTGTCCTCGATCCGCGCCGGAGTACAGGACGCGCACCGCAAGTGCGAGCAGTTCATTTACAACGTCCTGGTGGCCCAGTTCTGCCAGCCGACGCTGCGCTGGTGGTTGGACGAGTGCGTGCTGACGGGCCGCCTCAGCCTGCCGGGCTACGCGGAGGAGCCGGAGCAGTACCTGGACGTCACCTGGACGCCGTCGGGCTGGCCGTGGATCGACCCGCAGGCAGACATCGTGGCCAAGCAGACCGCCGTCCGCTGCGGCTTCACCAGCCGCGAACAGGTCTGCGCCGAATCCGGCCAGGACGCCACAGAGATCGATCAGCAGCAGGTGCGCGACAACCAGCGCGCCGACGATGCGGGCCTTGTCTACGACAGTGATCCGCGCAAAATCCTGATGGGCAAAGAGGCTAACCCACAGGTTGCCGAAGAAGGACCGCCAGAGGCGATGGACGATGAAATGGCACCATCCAATCAAAAGAGTGCTATTATGCGGGCTAAATAAAGCATCATGAAAGCGCCACTTATTCATGTCGCTGGGTTGGTTTTCAACGAACCGCTGGCGATCATGCCTGCCAAGCTGGCGGCCATCCTGCAAGCCATCGGACCCCGGCTCAATGTGAACGACGCCGCGCTCGATGAGCTGCTGAAGCTACACAGCATCCCTGCGCGGCCCGTGCTGCTGGAAGATGCCGTGATGTTCAACGCGCAGATCGACCAATCGCGGGACGGCGAGAACTCGAAGCCCTATCGGCTGACGCCGGAGGGTGTCGCGGTGATCCCGGTGCGCGGCACGCTGATGAAGCGCTTCAGCTACCTGTCGGCGGTCTCCGGTTGCAGCACCTACGCGAGCCTCGCGCAGGCCGCCACGCAGGCGATGGGCGACCCCCAGGTCAAGGGCGTGCTGCTTGATGTGGACAGCCCCGGAGGCACCACCCACGGCTGCTTCGAGCTGAGTGACGCGCTCTACCAGTTGCGCGGCGAGAAGCCCATGTGGGCCATCGCCAACGATCTGGCGGCCAGCGCGGCCTATGCCCTGGCCAGCTCCGCCGACCGGGTGTTTCTGACGCGCACGGCAGGCGTCGGCAGCGTCGGCGTCTTCGCGCTGCATGCGGACCAGTCCGCGCAGGACGAGCAGGCGGGCATCAAATATTCCTATATTTTCGCCGGTGAGAAAAAAATCGACGGCAATCCGCACGAGCCGCTGGCCCGGTCGGCGCGCGCCGACATCCAGGCCGAAGTGGACCGCGAGTACGACATGTTCGTGGCCACCGTGGCGCGCAATCGCGGCTTCGCCGGTGCCACCGTGCCGACCGTGCGGGCGACCAAAGCGGGAGTATATTTCGCGGAGGATGCGACTCCGCTGCTGGCCGATGACGTGGCCACGTACGAGGAAGCCCTGGAGGCCCTGACGCAGAAGGTGAATGGCAGCAGGCTCAAGGGCATTGGTTCTGGAAAAGTTGCATTACAAACAGAGCCGGGCAATAATGTTCGCGAGATCGAGGCTGCTAAAGAAGGAGACGCTATGCCGAAACCGGACACCGAAGAGAAGCGCGCGAGTGCGGAAGAGGTAGAGGCCTCCGCAGCCGCCGCGCAACGCGACGACGAGGACGACGACGACGAGCCCCAGAAGGACGCGAAGGCGAAGCCGTTCGAGAAGGGCAAGGCCAAGGCAAAGGCCCAGGACGAAGAATGCGACGACAAGGCTGAAACCGCCCGCCGCGCTCCGGTGGCACAGATGCCGGTCGCCAACACCGCCAAGCAGATCGCGGAGATGTGCCAGATCGCCGGTGCGCCGGAGCTGGCCGCCACCTACATCGTGGCAGGCCACAGCCTGGAAAAGGTCATCGAGAAGCTGAACGCGCGCCGCGCCAAAGCTTCCGCCGAAGGCAATGTCAACTCGTACGTCGCCGGTGACAACAACCCTGGCGGAGGCGGGCAGCAGTCGGTCGATCACGCCATCGAGCAGGCGCGCACCATGTCGGCCAATTCCGGCGGCAGACTGACGCAGTCGCAGTGCATGGAGAAGATCCTGCGCGGCAACCCCGACATCTACTCCGGCTACCTGGAAGAGCGCGGCAGGGTCGCCTCTCAGGTCGCGTTCACCGGCGGCGGCAGGGCGCTGACGGAGTACGTGCTCAACAACCAGCGGCGCTATCTGGCCAACCTGGGTCTGGGCACCACAATTGACGACGTGCCGGGCCGCAGGCCGATGTAAGGGAGGAACAATGCCGTACAACGAAGGTTTACTCAACACGTACTCCGCCCCGGCAGGCGTCGATCTGTCGGGCAAGCAATTCTATGGCGTGTCGCTGGTCAACGACGCCAGCAACCCGCCCGGCGTGAAGCTTGCTCTCGCCGTGGCCGCCAAGGCAATTGCAGGCGTGCTCCAAAACAATCCGCTGACCGGGCAGGCTGGCTGCTACCAGTCCACCGGCATCACCAAGGTGGCGGTCTCTGCAACCCAGACCATCACCGGCGGCACCACGTTCCTGGAAGTAGACGCTGCCGGGACTTTCAAGGCATTCGGAACGGGCACCGTCGTCGCGCAAGCCCTGGAAAGTGTCGCGTCGGGACCGAACATCACCATCATCAGTGCGATGCTGATGCCCAGCAATCTGCCCGACGTTTAGGCCCCTGTTTTTGTGTTCTGTTTTACCGGGCCTCCGGGTAGGCCCTGACTCCAAAGTGATAACATCCCGCCTTTGAGACGCATTTCCGTGCGTCTTTAAATCCCTTTTTCAAATTCCAATTCTGCGGTCGGATTGTGACCGCCTTTAGCGAGGTACAACGTGGCTCAACCCACTATGAGTGACCTGCACGTCAACGCGCTCCTGACAGACATGAGTGCCATGTACGCGCAGGAAGCCGATGCTTTCATCAGCAGAGACGTCTTCCCAATCGTGCCGGTCACCAAGGTGAGCGACCGGTACACCGTCTACTCGCGCGCCGATTTCAATAGGAATCAGATGCAGAAACGTGCGCCCGGCACGACTGTAAAGAACATCGGCTACCGGGTCGATACCAACCCGACGTACCTGTGCGACGTCTGGGCGCTGGGCAAAACGATTGACGATCAGGTACGCGGCAACGCGGACTCGATCTTCAACCTGGATCTGGAAGCCACGCGGCTGCTCACCACGCAGTCGCTGATCAACCGCGAGTACGCCTGGATGAGCAGCTTCTTCCAGAGCGGCATATGGAGCAACATGTGGAGCGGCGGCGCGTCCTCCAGCGGCGCATACCCGACGGCTCCGGCGACTTCCACGGCCAGCTCCTACACCTTCAAGAAATGGAGCGATCCGACCAGCGTGCCGATCCGCGACGTGCGCCAGCTCAAGCAGATCGTGCAGCTCACCAGCGGCGGCTTCCGCCCCAACAAGATGGTCATTGGCAGGCCCGCGTTCGACGTGTTGCTCGACCATCCCGATTTCGTGGACCGCGTGAAGTATGGGCAGACTGCGCCGAAGCCCGCGCAGGTCATCCTCGACACCCTGGCCGCGCTCTTCGAAATGGACCGCGTGCATGTCAGTGACGCGATCTATAACACCGCCGGAGAAGGGGCCGGTGTAGACAGTGGCGCGACCTATGTGCCACCCGCCTACAACCAGGGCATCAACGCCTTTGAGTCCAACTCGTTCATGGCGGGGCCCAACGTGTGGATCGGTTACACGCCGTCCGCGCCCGGCATCATGACGCCCGCCAGCGGCTACACCTTCGCGTGGACCGGCTATTTCGGAGCCACCCAGGCCGGAGAGCGCCTCTCCAGCTATTATTTCCAGCCCGACCGCTCCACCCACGTCGAGATCGAATCGGCGTACGTCCACAAGGTCATCAGCGGCGACATGGGCGGCTTCTTACTGAACTGCATCTAAGGAGGCCGATATGTCGAAGCCGACGAAACACGCGCCCGACGCAGGGCCGGTCGAGCCGGTCGCTACGCCTGCCGCCAGCCATCTGTTGAGCCGTCTGTTCAGGCCGCCGACCAGATCCGACGTGCCGCCGGAGCTGCCGGTCAAAGAGGGCGAGGAGCCCACGGAAGAGCAGAAGGCCAGGGTCGTGCGCGAGGCGGTCAACCATTACCTGCGCACCAGCCTGCGGGCCCCTGACGTCAGGGCGATCTGCGAGGCCTTTGTCGCTGGTATCGACGCCGCCATGGGCGGTGGCGCGCCGCTGCCCGATGTGCCGGGCGTCTCCATCAGCCCGGTCGGCGTGCAGGTGCCCTACATGGGCGGCGGCGGCACCATCTTTGTCGTCATCACCTCGCCGGGCGTATCCGGCACCTGGACGGTGACCAAGGACGCTTCGGCGGATTGGCTCACCTTCACGCCGACGACGCCACAGTCAACCGATGGCGAAGTCCAGTACACAGCAGCCGCTAACGACGGCGATGCGCGCAGCGCGAACCTGTACATCAACGGCAAGACGTTTGCCGTGGATCAGGTCGAGCTGCCGCCCATCCTGAGAGGGAGCAAGAAGCCGTGACCCGCGACCTCATCCCCTGGAACGATCTGACCCGGCTGGCCATCCCGCCGCTCAAGGTGGCCCGCCGTCCGCTCGTGCTAGGGGAAGTCATCGTCCCGGTGGGTGAGACGCTCGATCCAGAGCTGCTCACGCCCGACATCCGACGCGCGCGACTGCGCCAGTTCTACGAGCAGCGCCTGTTGGAGCCGGTCAACCCGCCGCAGAATACCCGCCAATTCGCCCGCGAGCAGTACGAGCGCATGCAGGGCCACGAAGTACCGATCACGCCGATCCAGCCGGTCGCCTCGCAGATCGTGGCCGACCTGCCTGCCATGGATGTGCCGGTGCTCGATGACACGAAGCGCAAACCCAAAGGAGCCAAGTAGTGGACTTCGACCGTCTGGTAGCCACGATGGACAACGCCCTGGTCGATGCCTTCCAGAAGGTCGATCTGGCGGAAGGCGTGCTCCAGGTTACGCTGCATGACGGTGGCAGCGATACCACGGTTCCGTGCATCGTGAAATCTCCGGCCTGGGAAGAAGACTACGTGCCCGGCTCGCAGCCCGGCTCCGCCATGCTGACGCTGTTCATTCCGGCGTCGGCTGGCGTGGTAGCGCTGCGCGGTCAGACGGCGACCTATGGCGGCATCGACTACGACGTCCTGCAATCCGATGCCGACCGCTGCGGCGGCGTCCACATCCGCTTGCGGGCGCGGACCCAGGCCTATGACCGGTGAGACACTATGCTGAACCCCGATGTCGTGCTCAGTTCGGTGCTAGCCTCGCTGCAATCGATCCCGCAGCTCGCCTCAGAACTGGGCGCGCCTGACATCCCGGCCACGGAGTCGATCACCGGCCACTACTTCTATTCCGGTGAGGACGACTCTCTGATCCGCGCTCTGGGCAAGATGCGGAGCCCGTCCATCCTGGTCGCATACCTCGACTACATCGGCGGCAACTTCGACGGCATGACCGTCTGGAAGCATCGGCTGAACATGTATTTCCGCCCGCGCAACCGGGCTTCGAATGGCGGCTCCGTCAGCGTACAGACCTTGTGGTGGATGGCGATGAACCTGCCCATCGCGGTGCCACAGATCGCGCCCAACATCCGCTACATCGAGCTGGTCGATTACAACCTGCAACTCATGGATCAGCCGCCGTTGATGCACCAGACCGACGAGCTGGGCCAGGACTTTTTCTACAGCACTTTGGTCTTCCCTGAAAAGGGCGACGTGGGCCCCGACGGCGTGGATTTCCTGTGCATCGGGCCCGGCAGTGTGGTGCAGCATTCGGCCACGGTCAACGGCTTCGCGTCCGCGATCCTGCGGCACTTATCCGAAGATGAACGGCAACAGCTCCTGGAACAACTGGACGAGGTGACCAAGTAATGGCGACACGCATACAGAATAAAATCCTGGGCCTGGGACTGCACAGGCAAGCTGACATCATCACAGCCAACACGGTGTTCCTCCGCTTCCGTCAACTCAATGGCGAGTTTGCGCCCAGCGGTTTCGCGACCGAAAATGATGCCGCCGAAATCGGCAAGGGGCACGAGTTCGTCAGTGCCACCGGCGTGTATCCGGTCAGTTGGAATCCCATGGCGAGAATTGACAAATACTCGTCGGCGGAATTCATGACCTGGGCGTTCGCGTTCGCGTTGGGCAAGGTCGCGGAGGCGACCGGCACCTACACCATCACGCCCACCGATGTCTGCGTGGATGGCCTGGAGCTGCCCTACTTCACCGTGGTGGAGCAGGTCTGCGAATCCGGGGGCCAAGCGCTCGACAACGCCTTCATCGGCTGCGCCGTCGAGGACGTCACCTACGACTTCAATTACGGGCCGGGCCGTCAGTCGGGCCGCGTGACGGTCAACTGGGTGGGCTCCGGCAAGATGGCCACACCGGCGGGCGCGACTATTCCTCCCGTCGTCGCGGAGAACTACATGCTGACCGGCAGCATGCAGCTCAACATCAACGGCACCGATTACATCACCGCCAAAACCATCCTGAGCGGGCAGCTCGCGTGGAAGAACAACCTGCTGCTGGGCCCCGGCTTCTATCCCGGCAGCGGCATGCAGAACGGTGCCGCGATCCGTGGCCGCATCGAAATCGGCGCGCGCGCTTCCACTCTGACGTTCACCGCGCGGCTGTTGAAGAACTCCGTCGAGTACGCGAAGCTGCTGGCACAGACCACCGGCACCGCCGTCCTGACTGTGAGCTTCGACGCCACGCATACCATGACCTTCACTTATCCCAGTGTGCAGTACGAGGCGGTTGTCAACGGCGAGCAGGACGGTATCGTCAGCGTCACCGTCAACGTCGCGACCAAGTACGATCCCACGCTTGGCGTGATCACAATCACCTCGAAGTGCGGAATCGTCGGAATCGCGCAGGTCGGCGCGCTGGAATAAAGAGAACAGCGAGGGCAATGAATGTACGGAGAACTTCCATTAATCAAAACGACACAGGGCGGCGAGGTCCCGGCGATCCCCATCGTGATCCAGAATCCGGCCAAGGTCGCGGCGCTGCGCCTGCCGACCTCTGAAGAGATCACCGCCTACACCGGCGGCATCCGGCAGGTGATATACCGCCTGGGCAGGCGACAGAGCGAAGACCGCGATCTGCCCAACACCGAAGGCGAGCGCAAGCTCTTCGAGGCGATCCGGCTCGACCAGAACGGCGACGAGTTCGATCAGGCGGAGATGCGCCACGCCATCGAGATTGTGCTCAAGCACAACGTGGTTGACTGCGAGCGGGATGGCGATCTGTACGTGATCAAGGTGGCCACGCTGTGGGGCGTCACCATACATACCTGCCGCATCCCGACAACCCGCGAGTTGCAGGCCTACCGCGAGGGCGTGATCAAGTCGCGCGACCTGCCGCGCAACGTGGAAGAGCGGCGGTTTCCGCCCGAAGCGCCGATCCAGTTCTACAATGCCGTCATCAAGTCGGTCGATGGCTATGCGCCGCAGTTCAACGTCCCGGTCGGCACGGTCAACGGCAATCGCCATGTGCTCGAAGGCGCGGAGTTACAAGCGCTCCTGCCGCAGATTCCGCCGCACCACAAACGCAGTGTAGCGGGAGAAGTGTCAGGTGCGCTCTATGATCTCGACCCGCAACTCGACCCAAACACATAGAGCCGGGCGAGTGGCCGCACCCGCTGCCGCTCCGGCTATTGGTCTACCGGCTGCTGCGCGGCGAAGAACTGTGCCGTGGCGGCGAGCAGGGCGCGAGCGCCTGCCCGCAGGCCGACATGGTGCGCTGCGTGGCCTGCGGCCTGGGGTGGAAGCCCGACGACATCGCGGTGCCGGGCCAGTGTCCGTCGTGCGAACAGTATGCCTCCGTGCCGGAACGCTGCGAGCCCTGCCCAGTGGTGGAGGTGGAGTATTACCGCGCGAGCACGTGGACCGGCCAGCTCCTGGACCGCGTGCTGGAGCACGAGTTCGACGCCAAGCACTACCACGTCGATCCCGGCAGCGTGAGCGCCGAAGTCAGGGAGGGTCTGAAGGTGCTGGAGCAGGAACGGTCACGGTGGGAAAAGGAGACGCACGAAAAGGCGGAGCAGGAACGCCAGGAGCAGCAGCGCATCCGCGAGATGCAGCAGCGCGCCGGGCGAACGTCGTGATGGAGGACTGAATGGGAAGGATCTTCGAAGCTCGAATTGTCAGCGCCAAAGTCAGCTTTTCGCCGTTCTCTACGGACACCATGATGGCCATCGGGCAAACGCTGCTCGACCACATTCGGACTCGCATCAAGTCCGTCGAGGATGTCACCGACTCGCGCGCCAAACCGCTGAAGGACAAATACGCGGAGAACAAGCGCGATGGCCGGTACGTGGCGCTGGGCGGGCCCAGGAAGTACAGCGGGCTGCCCTATCGCGACTGGACCCTGCGAGGCCGCACGCTGGGGGCCTGCCGCGTGAAGTTCGCCAGCCAGGAGCGCGTCACCATCGGGCCGACGTCGCCGGAGACCGGCAAGATCATGACGGCGCGCAACCGCATCGACAAGATGTGGGGCGTCTCGCCGAAGGATGGGGAGGCGCTGCATGCTGCGGTAATGGCCACGCTATTCCAGTCCAACGCGATCCACGTGGAGAGGGGCGGCGTCAGTAAAATCGCCTAGAGATACGCCATGGGTTCTTTTCCTGTCGATATTGATCTCCGCATCGACCCGCGCAGCGCGCTGAAGGCCTACAACGAATTCACCACCCAGGCCAAGGCGATGATGGCGCAGGTCACTGCCGGTGTGGAGGGTGCCGACAAGAAGCTGATGAAGCTGCAAGAGGACTTCGGGCGCAACATGATCTCGACGTCCACTAAGGCCGGGCGCGCCGTGGAGAGTTCGATCAAATCCCTGGAGCGGCAGGCGGAGATCGCCGGAAAGACGCGCAGCGAGCAGCTTCTGATGCGCCAGGAAAAGTGGATCAAAATGCTGGGAGAGGACGAGGCAGCCGTCAAGCGCGTGACGGCTGCGTTCCAGCAACTGATCAAAGTCGAGGACGAGGAGCAGCGCAAGAAAGGCACCGGGGGGCTATTATCCACCGGCACGACTGCCAACCTGATGTTCCGCGCCAGCAAGGACGTCTTCGAGGGGCGCGGCGCTTACGCGACCATGAATCTGGCGACCGTCTTTGCCAGGATGCGGGATGGTGGCGCAATGGGCGGCGCGGCTGGTGCCGCCGGTGGTGCCGGTGGAGGAATCGGCGCGGCCACCATGGGCATCGTCGGCCTCACGGCGGCATTCGCCGGGCTGGAGGTGGCAGCCGCCCACGCGGCCAAGTCGATGGGCGACTACGGCGAGCACCTGCGCGATGTGCAGGGCACCACCGGCATGACCCTGCGCGAAGTGCAGCAGATGGAGTACGCCGCGCAGATGACCGGCAAGACGCTGGACGACGTCACCAAGGGCATGCGCGGACTCACTCAGGCCCTGGAAGGCGGAGGAGAAACGGCGGTTAAGGCGGGCAAGGATCTGCGGGC